CTCTCACGTTGTAGGGACGGGGGAGGGGTGTTGGATAGGAGAGATGGCTCGAAGGAAATCTTCAGCTCGTCCGTTGAAATGTAGAAGAGTCAACGTTCCGAGCACAAAGTTCATAATCCTTGAAGAGGATTTTTGAACCACCGGTAGTGGAGACATGGTCCCCAAAAGTGGCTGTACCGAGAACGGAGTTGAGCTCTGCGATTTCATGTGGCGTGAGGCGGTATCGCCGGTATAAATCATCGTCATTGACCCGGAAAACTGGATAAGAGCTTTCGTGAACAATCTTGTAGTTGAGGCCAGAATCCAAGACCTTCTGAACGAGGGCGTCGGAATACGGACCGGCAACAGATTTCATAGAATCGAGAAGGGTACAATGAATACGGGGGTACATGCCTTGCAGGAGAGAGGCTTGGAAGAGTCTACCACGCTCGGAAAGAGGCGTAGACTTTCTTCCTGGCAAATCTCCGCGGCATACCCCGGTAGAACGAAGAAGGATACCAAGATTGGGCATTGGGCGATAAACCCCCTCAGTGTCGAGAACAGGAGAATTCTTCAAAAACTGAACGTCTTCGAAGGTCTCACAGACATCGACGGTGAGGAAGTAGCCGCACAATCGCGCGGACGTAACAATACCTTGTGGACTGAAATCACCAATCTTAGCGATAGCAAAGATGATGAGAAAATTTGCCCAGTTATTGATAGTGGTGGTCAAGGTAGAGCCGGAATAAAGAGTTGGGTGTTTGGGTCGAAGCTTAACCTTATGTCGATTATCCGAGGAAGAAACGACAATTGGAAGCGCACATTGTTCGATGAGGCGAAGAAGGTCGTCCATGTGCTGCCGCGGAACCAGGTGGAGGAGACTCTGAAAGATGATATCCCCATGAGAGGAATCGCAACCGGAAATGTCAAGGTTATACCATCTGACCGCTCCTCGATCCCGAACGGCAAGAACAGAGTCGTCTGAGAACATAGCAAAGTAAAAAAGTCCCTCAGGAGACCGCATGTGATCGAAAACACGATGCAACTCACTGGGACGTGGAGTAGCAATGAACTGTGCGATTCCACCAAAAAGATGGAAACGGCGAGTCTGTACTTCTTTCATGAACTTAGTAAGACGAAATCCCTGGAGGGACGCGGCGACCCCGAGATCGCCGATCATGCGACCATACTTGCCGGCCTTGGCGATTTCGTCCTTCTTCAGTTTGTAACGAACGTTCTTCAACCAGAGGCGCTGGTGAATCATTCCGCTTTCGAGGAGTTCACAGTACGCCTGTTGGCGAAGTTGCTTCTTTGGGTGCGGATCGGCATGGTGAAGCCGACACTCTTCAAGCATCCCTAAATAGTCTCCAAAATTGTCCCGACAAACGGAAAAATAGAGTGAATCAATCTCCTCGAAATTAGCCAAAACGAAACGCCTCTGATTGAGCAGAAGAAGATCGTGCAATTGAGGCGTTTCTGGCTTACGAATACAAGTTAACCTCCGCATCGCGTAACGGAGGTTGAGATTGGTATTTCCGAAGATGTGGCCGTTGTGGTCGTGAGTTGGACCAAAAAGGGTACGGTATGTACCGTCGGCGGTAAAACCTTCGGGTGTCACCTTATTTCTCGTTTCCTCAGGGAAAATTACTTCACCGCCGATGTAAAATTCATGGCCATAGATGCAGGTGAAGTGGGAGCGGTCAACAAAAGGTTTGTCGATGTCCATGGAGACAGTGTAAAGACGCTCGGGCCCCCGATTCTCTACTGCCGATGAGGGGGGGGCCCCGCGTAGAAATGCGGACGTACCGCATTTCCGAGGTTAAGGGCAGTGGTCTTACTATTGGACAAGAAATAGTAATTATGCACCGCCATGATGGTGTTGAGCCAGCGCTCGGCGCCTTCGTTGACGTAAGGCAAGTAATCCAGCATGTAACGAGTGCCCGTGTGGTCTCGAATCTTAGAAGCAATGGCCTGGATTTTGCTAAGGAAATTGGGATTAACCAACTTCTCATCGAAGAAGCGGTATGAGGCGAGCTCAGTATGGCTGGCAAGGAAGTCAAAGAGTCTTGGATAAATAAAAACCTCCTGAGCCAAGTCATAACCAGCATCAAAGAGTGGTCGCGAGGTGTGGTCCTCGCAGTATGGTTCGTTGATTTCATAGTTGACGACGCCAAATGTGCGAGCGGTGAGGAGGCGAACTTCTCCATACGCATTCCGACCGACAACTTCCTCGGGCAGTGGACCACCAACGTTCATCGGTCCTGAACGTCGTGTTCTGCGGAGGAAGAAGCCGAGAAACCAATCCTTAAAGGTTTGGTGCGTATGCAAGTCGCCGCGGCTATAAACGAGGCGGCGATCCGGCATGAAGAAATCGCGCAATGGCACCTTAGGACCGTCCATGCGCGGGCGATTAATGAGCGGGGGTATTTGTTTAATCCAGATGTATTGCCCGCCCTCTTCCTCGGTGATGAACTTAGGACGCACTTTGTCCTTGACACTCCCGTCAAACGAAGAATCGCCGGTTCGTGTGGAGAGAGTCATAGTAGTGCAGGTAGATGCCGATCTTTCGCGTTTAAGTTCAGGGGCGGCTGGAGGCAATGATGGGACTGGATATTTACTATCGGCCGTGAGATGCTGGTTTTCGGGCACGAGCTTAACCTCCTCCGGAGTGAGCCAAACGACTGGTGGAGGTGGTGGTGGGAGGGCGTAAAAAGCAGCTTGTAACGCCTTGGCATCGTGATGATCATTGTACAAACGTGCAAGTTTGACGTCTTCAGAACTACCCCTTCGATCTCGCAAAATGCGGTCTGGTTGCCCAGTGGTCGGGATAGCGTCTTCAGGCGCAAATGGAATGACGTGGTACTCTTCATCAGCGAGAAGATCCCGGAGCGGAGCTCCGTACATCAACTCGTCGAGTTGAGACTCGAGATGCCAGTGTTGAGGACAATACCGTGCAGTGTCGTATTGACAAACGGCGAATTCAGATGCTTTGATGGGCCTCTGGCGTCCGGCTCCTTTACGACGGCCTAGCTTACCCTCGGCCAGACGCCTTTTGGCGCCGGTAGCAGCTCGGCGATGATAGTGTTTGCCGCATCCTTCCGATTTATGCTCAAAGGCTCCTGGACCCTCCCCAGGATACCCAAGCGTGGAGTCAAATTTGAGTTTGCGGGCTTGGTTTCGAATCACGGTGGACTCTTTTGATAATAGTCGGGCCGCACGCTTCGGTCCCCGACTGGGTTTCTTTTTACGTCGCGACTTAGGTCGCTTGGGACGGGAGATGTCGTAAGACGTTTCTCCGATTACGTTCATTGTGAATGTAGCAGACTGCGAGGCCTGTGCGGGTTTGTCGGTAGCTTCTTGAGAAAAACTGTTTCTTCCAGGCCGTCCTACGAGGATGCTCTGGACCGAGATCTTTTCTTCAACAGGGGCTAAAAGGCTCCCCGGAAAGGCAACGTGTTTAACGGACACGCTAGTTGTTTCGCAGTATATTTTATTCATGGGTCGAAGTAAACTTCAGATTGGAAGGCAATCGGACCTACTTTTGTAGATAAGCGGATCTTTTAAAAAAGGTAGGAAAAGAAACAGAGGAAGAAAATTAAAAATAAAGATCGAAAATGAAAAGAAGGGAAAGGGGGGACTCAAACGATACGGCGGACGAGATTTGTAAACTTGATGACGTCGTTGGCCGATGGAGTCCACGAAGCGCCAACAGGAATCGTCCCATCATTCCGATTGAGGTAACCACAATAAAGTGGGCGAAAGAACAGCGCAGTGGCCAGTGTGCTAAGAGTACCAAAAATGGTAGGGTTAGTAGTCAAAGTGGCGCGCGTGCCCGGTCCGTCCTCACCGACTTGGCCGCTAGTGCTGTCGGTGACTGAGTCAGAACTCTGAGTCCAAGGACCAATCTCGGAGGGACTGGTCTCCCAAGAAACACACGAGCCCGCCTGACAGTCTTGATACTTACCGTCAAGAAGGAAGGAAAGATCGAGATTGTACAGGAAATCAAGTGTGGTGTTTGGAGGGATGTAAAAGGAATTCGAGATGTCCTGAAACTTAATGTCGGGAATCTGGGTGAAATTCGGGGTAACCTTCATACTCAAGTTGGGTCCGAGTTGAAAGTCGGTGCCCAGCTCGAGATCAGGGGAAGGTGCGATGAGCCGATAGGTGTTAACGGCGCCGACGGGAACGACAGAAGTGGGCGGTCGTGGAACCTGTGGAGAACGCAGTGTGATGTCATAAGACACCCAGAAGTCGCCATAGGCGAGGGCGCTACCACTAGCGATGGACTCCAAAATGAAGAGGTTGCCACAATCATAATCCGCACGGGTTTCAGGAGTTGGATTAGTGAAAACACGTGTGTACTTATGAGGTGCGGTGGCGAACATGAGTTTGGGAGTCAACGTAATAGAAAAATTCGAATATACGGCTGTGGAGGCGGAGTCCTTATAGGACATCGCTGTGGCGAGATCAGCTGGGGCGAGGTCATCGTTATCATAGTCCGGGGCCATGGCAACAACACCGGAAATGAACGAAGAAGTTCTGGTCTTAAACTCGATGCGTAAACTAGAGAATCGGTAATCCTCATAGTTAATGGCAGTGCGAGATAGCCAGGGAAACAGTTCCGGGTTGCCAGGATTGATGACAAAGCTCCGGGTGTACGAAGCAGTGCCAAAGGAGGTGGGACTAAGAAAAAGTTCGGAATGCTGGATCCGATGATGGCCCCGCGAAGTCGTAACACGAGGACTGCGGTTACGTGAAATCGTGAGTCGAGTGCTGGGTTTGCCATTTTGTCGCGTTTGGCGTGCGGGTTTTTGTCTCTTTCTCCTTGAGATGGTATTTTTACGAGGGACGCGAATTTAAGGATGTAAAGGCGTCATTTTACACCCCGATACATAATGCTTGTGTGAAAGGTAAATACCTTTGGCCGGCTGATCCACCCCGATAGCCTGTCACTCTCTCACCAGCATAGTGCTAGAGGATGGAGGGTTACGAATTAGGTGGTACGGCGATCTTGCGGATCAATGGTATCGGGTTCCTAGTTCTCGTCAGAAATGCAAGTCGATATTATACCGCGTCTCGCCAACAAACTTGGCGGGGAGTGAAAATCAGACGTGAATGGCAGTGAATTCGAAATGGGAAAATTGGAGAATTAGGGGGACTCGATGGTAGCGGTGCAATGCTACACTTGTGACTCGAAAGTCTTGCGCACTCTCCTAGGCCGCTGCCCCCGGACGTGCGTAGGTCATTTCGGAGACCCCTATGTACACGTGAACGTGAACATGTCGTTAAGCCGGAAAAGCACAC